GACTACAACTTCCGCGGACCTAGCCGCTCTATGTGCTAGTTCCGTTGTCTATGTGGAAAGTGATAAACACTTTGTACGAGGTTTTCTGGTAGAAAGTAATTTTATGATTTTACCTACACATTTTGTTCTTAAACATTTCGAGAAAACACCAGAATTTACAGTTCAATGCAGATCTCGGTCTCCAAAGGTCACAGGCGGATATTTCCGCGATACCATTTCGCGTGAATATGCTGTTGGCATACCTAATACTGATTTTACGTTAGTTTGGGTGCCAAGTGCAGGTAGCAGGAAATGTATGACACGATTCTTGCCACTTGATAAGCCTTGTTCTGCCGAAGGCATATTTGTATATAAGTCCAAGGAAGGAGATTGTGAAATGTTTAGAACTCTTTTTTCCGCGCAGAAAGTTTCACATCGTACGTGTGCAAACTTCCAAGGTGGTATTTATACTCTACCCGTGGAAACTCAGGATGGTATGTGCATGAGCCCCATAGTGTCCGTTGGGCGTGGGTCTACCATTTTAGGGTTTCATCTTTGTGGCTTTGGAGTAAAAGGCGGTGCTGGATATTTGTCTCAAGACATGGTTCGGGGCGCTATTTCAGAAATGTGTTCCAGACCTGGTGTTGTACGGTTGTGTAGTGAAGGTGATATGCCAGAAGAACAATATGGAACAAAACTTGTTGAGTCTACCGACATTCATTATAAAAGTCCTGTGCGATATTTGACACCGAATACTAGTATTGAAGTATATGGCAGCATGTCAGTTCGGAGTACACCTCGTAGTATTGTTGTACCCACATTGATCTCTCCTCATGTGTCAGAAATTTGTGGCGTGCCTCAGAGGTGGGGTCCACCCAAACTGAAGGGTGACAATGTATATCCGTATCAAGTTGCTTTGGAACAATTAGCCCATCCATCATTGAGTTTGGGTGGTGTTGTTAGCCGCGCTGTGGAGAGTTATATGGTGCAATTTGACGAAATATTCACTCGCTTACCCGAGTTAATGGATGCTCGGCCTCTTAATCAAGTGGAAACTGTTAGTGGCTTGAAGGGCAAGAGATTTATAGATCCTATGAATTTTTCTACTTCACCCGGTTGGCCATTGAGCGGTAAAAAGCGTGATTATTTGGTTCTATGTGATCCAGAGGAATTCCCGGATGTTGGTTATCCTCAATCTTTTTCAGAAGAAATATGGGATGAGGTTGATCGCACGTGTGAAATTCTTCGCAAAGGTGAACGCTGTTATTTTGTTTGGAAAGCGTGTTTGAAAGATGAACCTACAAAATTGACAAGCGAAAAAGTGCGAGTGTTTCAAAGCGCTCCATTGGCTTTACAACTGTTGATTCGCATGTACTTTTTACCTTTGGTTCGCATTATGCAATTGAACCCACTATTGACAGAATGCATGGTGGGAGCAAATGCAGAAGGACCAGAATGGGGTCAGCTTAATGAACATATGATTTCTAAGGGAAATAACATACTGGCCGGCGATTACAGTAAGTATGATCAGAGGATGCCTGCACAGTTAACAATTGCAGCATTTGATGTTCTAATCTCTGTAGCAAAGCAGTGTGATTATAGACCTGAAGATATAATGCTTATGGAATCAATTGTTTCAGAAATCGTGTATCCTCTCATGGCATATAATGGTGATTTGCTTATGATCTTTGGGTCAAATCCTTCAGGTCAGAATTTGACTGTTATTATCAATTCTATTGTCAATTCTTTGCTATTGCGTTGTGCATATTACTCTATTTATCCTGAAGATAGTGCACAAGATTTTTATCAGAATTGTGCTTTTGGAACATATGGTTGATGTTAAAGGGTCTGTATCTCCTAATCGTCCTTTATTTAACCATATTAGCTTTGCGACATATCTAGCACAATATGATATTAAATTTACGATGCCAGACAAAGAATCTGTTGCTACTGAATATATGACACCTGATGAAGCCGATTTTTTGAAGAGAAGTGATGTGTATAATGAGGATTTAGATGCACACATTGGCGTTTTAGATGAGTCATCTATTTTTAAACGTTTGCATGCACACCTTCTTTCTAAGGATTTGACTTTACCTCAGCAGTCAGCACAGAATATTGATTCGTCTTTACATGATTGGTTTTATTATGGTAGGGAAAAATATAATTTGCGCCGAGAAGAGATGTTAAGAGTTGCTAAGGCCGCAGATATTGAACATCTGTGTCAAGGTTTTGACATTTCATATGATATGCGTGTCGCTAAGTGGCGATACAAGTATCTTGGGGAAGGTATCCCAGAC